CTTCTAATATCGTTAGTCAAATTAGACCTTGTCCGGTTCCTGCTTACTTAACATGTAATCCTTATGGATGTAATGGTGGGTTAAATGGATACGGTTACGGTTATCCTTACGGATACGGCGATAGCTGTTGCGCTTAATAAGAAAGGAGGCAATTATGTATCCTTTCGTATTTAATCCATTTGGTAGAAACAACACCGTAAATATTTTAGATCTAGTAATACCTAAAGTAAAAACTATAGCACTAGGTGAGTCCACTGAAAATGTAGTATTAGGTATCTGTCCTAAAGTATGGTGTAGATTACCTAAAGAAGGTGTAATTGTTTTGGAGGTACGCCACACGGCAGAAGCATCGGGAGCTAGTCTACCTGTGTTTATTTCAGTTTCTGGTTCTGTAAGTACTGCTTCTAATACTCACAATATACCTTTAGTAAATGCTTCAAGTGCACCAATTACTGGTTCACAAGTTAGTGCTGGGAACAGATACATTGCATATTTTAACAAATGTGACAATGTAATACAGTTGATGAATTATACTCCAGCTGCTGCTCCTGCACCTGCTGCTTAATATATTAATCAAGATATATGGGCAGCTATGAGAGTTGCCCATATTCTTTAAACTTATAAAGATATGACATTCTCTCAGTTAACGTCGGGTACCAGAATACACGTACTCGAGATAACAGGTACTTTTAAAAAGAACACAACGTACAGTTTAGGAACGGTAGTCAGTGTATCAAAACCCTATGACGAACCAGTGCCACCGACACAATTTCCGATGCCTATGCAAAATAGACGTAAGCTCGTGGATCTAGTGATTTCGTGTGATGGTGAACAAAGAAAACTGTCAGTATCTGAAGATAAAACAATGATGACCGATTCATCCATCGGTCTTACTATAGCCACAGAAAAATCACAAATTGTTAACATGGTTAGACAGTCTCTTGATGATTGTAGAATTAAGAAAGAGAGCCTGAGTAAGATTGATGAGGAGATGAGGAGATGTGAAGACATCTTAAAAATACTTAATGTAAATTCGGACATAACAACCAATGTGACAAAAGATTTCAAAGAACTTGATGACTTAAAAGCTGAAGTGAAAGAGCTTAAACAACTTTTACAAAACGTATCTGCTGTTCGTCCGGAAGTAATAAAAAATACTCCACCTAATTCTACTGAAGACAAAAAAGTAGAACCAGAAGGAGAAATAAAAAAAGAAATCTAAAACACAAAGGTTGGCTATTTTGTCAACCTTTTTTATTTTAAATAATATGAGCACATTATACAATAACAAATATGATATCCTAGCTAGTACAATCCAACCTAATCCTGCTTCTGTTAAATATTGGGCAGATTTATCATCTAATGCAAATGGTGGAGATTTGAAATATTTTGACGGTACCAAGTGGGTTTTGGTAAATAACAAAGCTACTGAAGACATTAGTACTTTAAAACAAGATGTGGAAACTCTTAAAGAATCCAAAGTAGACAAAGTGGAAGGTAAGCAATTATCTACTGAAGATTATACAACAGCTGAAAAATCTAAACTTGCAGGTCTATCTAATTACAACGATAATGAAGTAAGAGAATTGATTTCAGCTTTAAATCTTAGATTGACTACTCTAGAAGGTGATTATGAAGCTTTGGAAGCAAGAGTTGCTGCATTAGAAACGCCAGCTGCATAAAATGGAATTAAAATTAAATAGAATCTTTCTAGGTAGTTCTGCAACCATTGGAGAATTGTATGTTGATGGGGAACACATAGCAGACACTCTTGAAGATAGAGTGAGACCAGAAGGAGAAAAAGTTTATGGTAAAACTGCAATATCCGAAGGTACTTATGAAGTTAAATTAACTTATTCACCAAGATTCAAGAAAATATTACCAGAAATACTTAACGTACCTAATTTTAGTGGGATTAGAATTCATACTGGTAATAGTTCTAAAGATACAGAAGGGTGTATACTTGTAGGTACTTGGGATGGTGAAAAGAAGATTGGAATGCGTTCTTCTCGTCACGTAACGTGTCGATCTTATTCTGCATTTCTCTCATCTCTAATTGACAGAACTTGTCATTGATAATCTGAGTCTGAGCATCTATCTTAGCACCAAGAATGTTGAATCTTGTAGCATTTTCACTGACAAGGTATTGAAATCTGAAGTAATAGCGTTCTGCAAAGTATTAGTTTGCTGACAGATAGACAATCTGTTATCAGCATTCATCTGAGTCAGATTCAAATTAACTGAATCAATTGAACGTTGAGTTGTGCAGCAACAGTCACTAATAGCTTTGATAACATTGCAGTCACCTGCGTTAACTGCATTAATTACTCTTTCTGCAGAGAAACCTACTTCACCGCCAACTTTACCAATTGCATTCTGGATAGAACACAAAGCGTTGTCAATCCAGTGAGGACCTTTGTACCATCCTCATTTTCCATACCCTCTACAGCGTAGCGAGCATGTTCCTCATCAAAATGAGGGCCATTAATAGCTTCATACATATTTGCAGCCAATTCTGACTTTAAAATAGTGAAGCCTTTCTCCAACAGGCTACCTTCATGCTTCTCTAAAGCTGTTGCCAACTTATCTATAGCTTCTGTAGGGGATTGATGGCGTTTAATTTGTTCTAATATTTTGTTCAAATGCATAGTTTCAATTTATTTATTGATTAACACTAAATTGAAATGTATTGCAATTATTCTGATATGTGTATTACTCTAGTATCTAATACTTGAATTAGATCGTTAGAGTTTATAATTTGATATTTACTTATTTTATCTTTTTTAAAATCGAAGTGAATTAATCTTTGAAACCAATTCTTATAACGTCTTCTATAGACTTTATCTTCGTATACAAATAAATCTTGATGATTTAGTATTTCCATAGTATGTGTGAACACGCTATCTTTTCTAGCCACCGTGATGGTTGTCAATTGATTTGGTTTTAGCTCTACACAGAAATCCTTTTCTTTTGAAGGGATTATTCTTACTGTGGTGTCTCTAATTACGGTCTCAGTGGATGCTACTTGACGTAGTTGCTTATCTTTGATCTTTAGCTTCTTTTGTTGATCCCTGGCGACCTTTATTAGACTATCGTTAGAATTTTTAAAATCATTTACTGTCAATTCCAATAACCTTGCTTCATTTCTATTTTGATTTGCAATATTTTCCCATACTTGAGCATTATTCATTGCAATCCCTACTTGTTTATCTAAGTCATTTACTTTCTTAGCAAGTCTGACATTATTAAACAATAGTAAACTAAAAATAACAGCAATAGCTATCTTTACTTTGGAAAATATCATTTTATCTTTTTTACAAATTTCTTTATCTTTGGTAAATCATCTTTTTCTATTGTAATATCCAAATACTTTTCTCCTTTGCTTCGTATGAATTTACTGAAGATCTTCCACGGTCCAGTGGGATCAATTGCTTGTAAATTTTCGATCATTGACCATAACTCAACTCCACAAACAATACCAGAAAATGCTTCTACTAAATGCATGTCAATTGACTTTACTATTTCTGTGTTCATAAGATGACAACAAGAAATTATCATTGCACAGTTTCCGAATTTCTTTAAAGTAGACCATAATCTTCTAGATTCAAACTTACCACCATGAGTAATTGATACTTTGGTGCCAAGAATTGCATCTATAAGTATAAATACACACACTACAACTATTACTGTCCATATTGGAGCAAAGAATGTAGATAACCAACCCATTGCACCAGATAGTAAACAGGCAACAAATTTAATCGGTCCGTCATTAACTAATTCTTTAAAGTAATTCACTGTAGCTACACTTTGAGCCGTTAATATAATATTATTTAGTCTTTGTAACATTACAATAATTTGAAAGAGGATGATTGAAAAACAAAACGCTAACCAATACAAGATTAGCTAGCGTTCTGATATCTTTTGACAGTTTATTTAGTAAACGTCAACAAGGTTTAAAATGTTCTTTATTTATAAATTGACACTACCCTAAGTAATAGCGGTTGTTAACTAACCTAATTTAATTACTGGAAGTGCTACATTGGGTTTCCTCTTTACTGCTGTATGGGGTTCACCGGTAAAAACTACTTAATTGCCAAGCTGTAGTAGCATCTCCTTGTGTGGAAGACCAAAAAGGCTTTAGCACCAGAAGAAGGAAAAGTAAGAAAACGCCAAATGTATCAAATACCCAATCATTCAATTCTGACACATACCTGTGGATTATAATAAGTTCACCAATAGATGGTAAATACCAATTAGTA